ACTATAGGATGTTCTTCGGTAACTAACTCTCGTTCTTTTATGTTCATATTATACCTTTATCACATTTGTTAATTGTATTAAAATAATTGATACTGCTAGTAATATACTTATTAATGTTTTAAGTGTTGGTATTTCACCAATCAATAACCAAGTCAATGTACCAAATACAACAGTACCAATACCGAACCCAGCTAATCTCATATTCCAAAAAGCACCAAAATATTCAAATGACCATTTAGTAGAATACCAAAATAATGGAGCTATAATTAAACTTGTAGCATAAACCCACCACATTGATTTTAAAAACCTTACTTCCGGCCATACATAATGCCCTTGTAATTGAAAAAAAGCAAATACCGAAGCAATTAAATTAGCTAAACAAGCTAAAACAAGTTTTGTCATTTAACACCCATCTTTTTTATTTCTTTATCTGTTTTACCATATTGTTTAAGTAATAGTTTTAACTCATCAGTAGTCATTAAGTTATAGTATTCACTTGCCTGTAACTTACTAACCTCAAAATACTCTTGTATGAAAGGAACAACCTTTTCGTTTGTTTTGGTTTTCTTTCCACTAAGATATCTCAAGAATGTTTTTTTATTTGGTAATAAGGAGCAGTAAAACTTGTATACCACTCCTATCGGCATTACCTCAATCGTTAGTTTCTGAAAGTGATTTACTATTGGTAGAAAATCATTGTTCATACTTAGATAACGATTTACCATGAATGGACTAAACTTCTTTTTGTCTTCATCTGAAAAACTATCCCAAGCTCTTTTCTTGACAAATAGTTCATCTATCCAACTAAATAAGTTCATCTAGCTCTCCACCCATAGGCAATAACTCACCACAACTTCCACAGTTAAATACTTGTATCGGTGCTATTACTTCCTTTCCGGTTGGGGAAAGTATAGCAGAAATCTTCTTTACAACATAACCTTGTATAAAGATTTTATTTCCACACTTTTGACAAGCCATAGTTTCTGCATCGGTCAAATCAACTTGAACTTGTTGTTTTGGTTTACCTATTGGTTTCATTGGTTTCATACTCATTATATTCTCCTTAGAATATTAGAAATGGTTGCAATAAAGTTTATCTCTTTATCCACACATAGAACATCTTGATAAGCACCATTTGATATATCAACAATAACTTCCGGTAGTTTTTCAACCGATATGTTCTCTACCTCATCATACAGGAACCGATATAGTTCTGTATAATCTGTAAAGTTACTATCAGCTACAAACTTACGAATAGTTCTTAAATCGACACCATTTTGTATCATCTCTAAGAACTGAAGTTTAAACTCATTATGTAACATACCATCTTTGTCTATCTTTAACTTACCATCTACCGATTGTCTTTGTAGGTCATTGATAACCTTTCTCAAGTCAGGATAACCAGCAGTTACAACCAAAGCCAAATCATCCAAATCAAATGAGATGTTCTCTTGTTCCAAGATATACTTGGCGTGAACAGCAACATCTTTCTTTGATGGTGGAATGATTTTGTAAGTTTGACATCTACTTTGTATCGGATCAATAATCTTCTCAACATAATTACAGGTTAAGATAAACCTACAATGAGCAGAGAATGTCTCCATCAGATTACGGAGAGCTGGTTGGGCAGAATTGATATTCAGATAATCAGCCTCGTCTAAGATTACAATTTTATTTGGTTTGAAACCAACCGAAGAAGCAAAGCTCTTTAATTTATCCCTAACCAAGTCAATGTTTCTTTCATCAGAAGCATTGATATAAAGGTAATCACATTCAATAGACTTAATTATAATCTTAGCAAGGGTTGTCTTACCCCCACCAGCTCTACCATATAGTAATAGATGTGGAACATTTTGTTCCTCTATAAACCTCTCGACCTTTGTCTTTAGTTGTTCATTACCAACATAAGTTGTTAAGTCTTGTGGTCTATACTTTTCTACCCATAATCCGTGTGAACTCATATTATACCTGTTGTGATACTAAGTAATATTTAACAGAGAAATCATCTATCTTAAACTCGATGTGAGCAAGACCTTTATCAGCAACCTGAAGAACTGCTTTGGAACATTCTTTGTTCGCACTTAGAACTTCTTTAAATAGGTTAGCATTAAAGACGATTGGTTCGGTTAACTTTACAGCACCACTCTGAACTTTGATACTGATACGATTTGAGTTGATGTCACTAAAACCGATAACGAACTCTACACCACCATCTGCTGGTTGAATAGAAAAATGTTCTACATCGGATAAAGCACCTTTACCACGAATAAAAGAATTGATAAATTGAGTATCAATATTGACAAGAGTAGTAAACTCAGGTATGTTCTTTAGTTCTGGTACATCAGGTATCACACCAAGAGCAGCAAGAACATAATCAACGGATATTTTACCATCTGTAAAGTTGAATGCTACTGGTTGTGAATCATCTACTGGTGACTTAGTTAAACTGAAATCAACCTTGTCAGCGAGTGTTCCCATCATCTTTGATAGTAATGGTGTATCATAGACACCAACCTCAAAGTTAGGTAGTGATTGTTTTGTTAAAGATAACTCACCCAAAAGACTTTTATCTGGTGATATAAAACGAGTAGAAAGTGTGTCGCCGTTAGACTCCCACTTTACTGAGTTTATATTACCACCAAGATTATACTTTTGGATAAATGTATCTAAAGTGATTTTATTCATTATTATTATTCTCCATATTAAGTGTTAATTTACTAATTATTTTTGTAAAAGTCAAGTTAAAAAAACCTTTCAATTGAATTCTTTTTATCAACCGGCATATCCCAAGACATAGCGTCATAAAACATCTGTATCTTCTTCTTTAGGGCTTTATCAAATAACTTGTCTCTATCTACATACTGATTGATAAAATCTATGATTTGTTTAGGATCATCATAACCCTTGTAAGCAAGTCCATCTATTTTAAGTGGATTTTCTTTTAGATAAACCCAGCGAACTTTATTACCATTTGATATTGCCTCGTGTTTATTTACCTTAAAGTATCTTAGTAAGTCATTGTAAATAACCGAAGCTTTGGTATGAACAGGAGCACCTTTCATCATCTCGGTAAAGATACCTTTACCACTACCACCGAAACCACCTTTGGATTTTTTCTTGGTGTATTTCTTTATACCCTTTACGCCGGTTGGAAGAGCAATCTTATCTAACTCTTCATTTTTTAGATTACCTTTAAACTCAAGGATAAACTCGTCTATTCTTTCTTTAGGAACTTTAGCAAGGATAGCTTTTAGAACCTTAGTCATAAAGTCACGGAATGCTGGTGGAAATGAACTACGAACAATATCTAAACCTTTAACATCAAGTTTTTCACAAGGCGTTCCACCATCGTTAATAATCCATTGACCATATCTCTTCTTGGTAACCCAAAAAGCAGCCTTAGCAATCATCTCTTGTTTAATTTCAAAACGATGGTCACCTTGGATATTCAAGAACCTACTACTAAAGTAGTTGTATGATTTATTTATGTAAGCCTGAACCTCGTCAGCAATATCCAATATCTGTTCGGTCATAAACTTTTCATCTTTAACATCAGCGTTTGGAAATCTGTTTTTAACAAGTGGAAGAGCAGAATAGAAAACCGAGTCTGTATCTGTATAGATACAATAATCTTCATCCGTTTTTAAGATTTTATTATAATAACTATTTGTAACCTTTTCAGTAAACTTAATCAACTCTTGACCGGTTGTTGTTGTTCCCTCAGCGTTATCAATATCATAAAATCTAAATACGGTTAAGCCCAATACTCCGTACAAACTATTAAGTAAAATCTTTTGTACCAGCTGCCTTCTGTTGAAGTAACCATGTAATTCTAGGTCACCTTCGGTTTCGTACTTCTTTGCTAGTTTTCTATACTCTACTCTTTCATTAAACCACTTCTCAAGTATCGCCGGTATAACACCTTTTTTGGTTAAGTCATACAAGACTCCATTTGATGAAATGGATATTTCGTTTTTCCCAAAGAAATCTTTGAGTTCCCCACTTGTAAAGGTTCTGATAACTTTCTTATCCTTTTCCACGGAATAATGTTTATCTTCCCCTCTAATAAATTCTTCAGCATCCCAACCATTTATCTTACCTATCTTTGTCTCAGGCGACATATTCAGAGACATAATGATACTTGGATACATAGAAGTTAAATCTAAATCGAACACCCAATCATAACAACCAGGAACAGGTGACTTTACATAAGCACCACTAAACCTACCTTCTGAACCATCGTAACTAGCAGTAGGTAACTTACTTGGAGCAACTAAACCTAAACTACGAAGATAAACTAACATAGCACCTTCGATATACCTTGAACTAAAATATACCTCTTCATAAGGTATTCTACCCAAGTGAGATACAGCACGAGCCAAATCAAGCAGTTTAAACTTTTGGTCAAGTGCCTTAACAATCTCGACATCGTTTAAGTTATACTCAATAAACTTGTCAATATCATCTCTGTATAAATCATCAAGTGTTCCTTCATATTCAACCTTACCTATACCAACTTCGATAGTTCCGATATGGTCTAATCTATAACTTGATTGCTGGGTATATGTAAACTTTCTATATA